CGGACGCACGGCCCATCATGATCGGCCCGGCCGTCGTCGACGGGGTCAGGGCGACGTTGAACGTGTAGTCCGTCCCGTAGGTGACAGCGACGCCCGCGGGGGTATAGAGCGCGGCCTTGGCCGCTCGGTACTCCGTGACCCCGACCACGCACGCGTCGCCGGTGATGCAGGCCGTCGGAGACGATTCGTAGAACCCGCCGACCGGGGTAATCGAGGTGCTATTGACGTTAAACGTGGCCCCATCCGCCAGCGCGGTGCCGCCCGAGCCCGCGCCCGCCTCGATCGCCACGCGGAGGAGGCCCGCGGTCGTCAACGAGAGCGCATTGGTCTGCGCGGTCGTGTAGGACGGCGCCGCGGTCGTCACCGCCCCGAGCATCAGCGCGCCCGACTGCCCGCTCGTCGTCGACCCGAGGGTATTGGGCAGGTTGTCGATGAGGTTCAAGGCGGTCAGGGCCGCGCCGTCGACCTGCACGAGGAACGTGCCCGTGCCAGTCGCCACCACGTCATTGTTCGTCCCGAGGTTGACGAGCAGTCCGTCCGCAGCGGTGCCACGCGCGCGGTCCCAGCCGGTCCCGTCGAACCAGTGCGCGAAGCTCGTCGTGTTGAGCCCATCGAGCGTGTTGAGCGCATCGTCGCCCTGCGTGGTCGTCATCGGGATGGACGCCCCGCCCATCTGCGTGATATTGAAGCCCGCGCCAGAGACGGCGTTCTCGATGGTTTCGACCGCCGTCTGGACCAGCGCCAACGTGGTCTGCGTGCCGAGCGCCGCGCTGTTCGACTCCACTTGGAGCGGCGTCATCGACGCGATCCCCTGGACGGTCCGAACCTGCGCATCCGCGGTGCCGGCCGGGCCGAAGGCGGCATCATGCAGAGCCGACGTCAGCAGGGCGGACGTGTTGAGGTTGGTGCCCGCGTTCGCCGTGACGCTCTGTGCGGACGCAAAGACCACGTTCCACGGGTTGGTCGAGGTCCCCGCTTCCACGGGCGTGCCCGAGGTCCGGAAGACGTTGTTGACGGCCAGGGTGTAGAACGTGCCGCCGCCGGTGTCCCCGTCAATGACGCGGAACCCCTGCATGTTCGTGCCGTCGGTGCCGCCTGCCGCAGTGCCGGCGGACGGAAACGCGGACCCGAAGTTCGAGGCGGTGCCGCCCGACCCCGAGAACGCGGTGATGGCATTGCCGGAGGCGTCGTAGATGACCGCCGCGATGGCCCGCGTTCCGCCATTGGCATCGGACGCGATGGCGTTGCCGCTGCCGTCCTGCAACCGCATATTCCACGTGCCCGACTGCGCCGCCTGGACGAGGAACGTGCCCGCGTTCGTGACCGCGATGCCGTCCGCGATGTCGTCGAGGACGTTGTTGTCGGTCGTGGATAGGTTGGCGGTGATGGTGCCCGTGACCGTCACGGTGGGCATGGTCAGGACGTCGACCTGCATCTCCGTGCCGCTCACGGCGCCCGCGACCGTGGCAACGGCGGTGGCGATATTGCCGGTGTCGGTGTCGATTGTGCCGAGGAGCACCACGCCGGGGTCGTTGGTCGCCAGCGTGACGCGCTGGGTGGCGGCGCCCATCACGCCCGTGTTGGCGAGGCCGGTCGAACTGCCGGCAATCTGCGCCAGGTTGAACGGTTCATTGTCGGGAAACGTGACGATCTCGACGTTCTCGACGGTGATGTCGCCGGTGGTAACTTCGGCGGACCCGGCTGTGCCGCCCGAGGGGTGGCCGCGGAGGTAGACGACGCTCGTGCCGGTCATGGCGGCCGAGGCGCGCACGCGCACGACCTGCAGGCCGGCCGTGGGAATCGTCCAGAGCCCATTCGCGGTCGACGTCGTCACGGCGGTGGTCGCCCCGACGGGATTCGCCCGCACCGCGGTAAAGGTCGTGCCGTCGACGCTCCCCTCGAAGGTGAGTGTGCCGGTCCACGTGCCGGTGACTTGAATCGCGACCGTGGCCCATCCGCCCGCAGGCAGGGAGACGCCACCCGTCAAGAGCGTGACGGTGTCGGCTTCGGTGGTAATCGAGCCGGTCGCAGAAATTGACTGCGCGGCGGCAGGGGCCGCCATCAAGAAGACAAGGGCGGCGAGGAGACTCGCACGCGCCCATCGCGTAACTGCCATCACCGCACGGTCCTTGGCCCGGCTCGTCGGTGGAAACAACATCGTGAAGGAAGCCCGCCCCGCGCGTCTGCACGCGGGAGGCGGGCTCATCGACCTGTTCAAGGGCCTGAGCGTTAGGCGGTGACGATCGTCTGCGCGTGGCCGATCGTGACGACGTTGGCATACCATTGCGTGCCGTCACAGAAGGCTTCGATCTTGCCGCCGATGATCTGGCTCGCGGTCGCGATCGCGACCGAGTCGGCCGCGATGTCGTTGGTCGCGACCAGTGTGTCCGCGGTGGCCGCCGCGACGACGACGGCGTAGTCGGCCAGGCCGCGGAAGAAGTACCGATGACCCGCATACCGGGCCGCCGCCGCTGGGAGCGTGAAGGTCACGGACGCGGTCGCGCCGCGATTGGTGAACGTGGTGCCGCTGCCTTCCGCCCCGGTGATGGTGTAGGCGGTCGTTTTGGCGAGCACCTGTCCGGCCATGTTGAGCTTACCGATCGACGTCAGCAGCCCGAGCACCGTCAAGAGACGGACGATGGGCTCTTCCGTGAGCTGGTCGGCGTGCACCATCTTTACGCCACGCTTCCCGAGGAAGCCCAGGCCGATCAGGGTGAGCAGGCCGAGGCCCGCAACGAGCGTCAGGAGGACAAAACCAAGAGTCTGCATGAGGATCTCCCTCTTTCTGTCTGAGAAAGGGCCGAGGCCCGTTGGTGGTTACGTGGCGAGCGTGTACGTATGTCCGACGGCGACGCCCGAGAGCGCCCACGAGTAGCCGGCCGCGGTCGGCACACAGACGGCCTTCATTTCCGCGCCGATCTTCTGGCTCGACGTGGACGCGGCGAGCGAATCGGCCGTGAGGTCGTTCAAGCTGAGCGCGGTATCGACCGCCGGTGGCTTGACCGTGACGTCGTAGTCCACGACGGTCTTGAACAGGTATTCGACGCCCAGGAGCGCCTTGGACGCGGTCGGCAGCGTGAAGATGACCGCGCCGGTGGCGCCGTTATTGGTGAAGATGGTGCCCGGCGCGTCCATCGGGTAGACGATCGTGTAGTCCGCGGTCTTGGCGACGACACGCCGCGTGAGTCGAGTGCTCATTGAGGATCTCCCTCTACTGTGAAACGACGTGCAACGGCTGCACGCCGACGTTGGATAGGCGGGGGCGCGACCCGCCAATGTTCATCCGCTGCGCCGGGCCGAAGCTGTCAGACGCGATCTCGCGATACAGGCCCTTTCTCCGGCGTTTCTGCGTCTCTGTGGCCCACGCTTCCTCGTACTCCATCTCGTCGGCCACCTTGTCGTGCCCGCCGTTCGCCCAGAGGTCGGTCCCCTCTTCGAGCAGCGCGCGGCGCATGTTCCACGGCTTGGTCAGCCAGTTCGGATGCACGCTGGACACGTGGATGTAGCCGTCCCGCGCCTGAATGTGCATGTCCGACTCGTCGCGCATCCCCGTGTTCGTCGCCGGTGCCCGTCGACACCGGCGCTCGAGGATGTAGAGGTTGAGGCACTCCGCGCTCTTGCGGAGGCGCAGCTCCGGATCGACGAACCCGAGGTACGCGACGGCGTCCTCCAGCTCGGGGTCGACTCGGAGATGCGCCGGCACGGGCACGTGTGGGGTCATCGGCTATCGCTTCCTCGTCGCGCGGGGTCTCGGGAGCCCTTCGCGGTCGGCTTCGTGCTCGGCTTCGCGTGTCGCGCTCTCCGTGGGCGGCGCCAACACCTCGGCCGCGGCGGCTTCGGCGTCCGCGGTCGCTTGGGCACTGACGTCGATGCCAGGCCGTGACGCGCGGTGCATCGAGGCCGCCACGACGCCGGTTGCCACGGGCGTGACCTCGCGATCGGCCCGATTCGGCATCTCGGAACGGTCGAGTCCTTCGAGGCGTTCGCCCCATCGCTCCAGCTGTTCGTCGGTGAACGGCTCGCAATCCTTCTCGCTGTGGAACTTCACGCGTCCATCGACGGTGCCGTAGATGCCGATGAAGCTGGTGTAGCTCTCCGCCGAGACCAGACTCCGCGTGCCCGGCACAATCAGCCGGCGGTGGAAGTGCGAGGCGGCGTCGAACTCCAACGTGAAGTGCCCGGCGGGCATCTGCACGTGTCGGCCGTCGAACGTATCAAGCAGGGGCTTGCGTCCGCGGTTGATGCACAACACGCGGTCTCCCGCCTTGATCGTCGAGGCATTGGCAACGCCCGAGGCCGTCAGGTCCGCGACTTCGTGCGCGAGAACCGGCGGCGTAAATCCAGTGGTGCTCATAAACCCTCCTGAAAGGCTCCCGGCGCGCGGTGGGCCATAACCGGCCGCACCGCGCGCCTGAGCGTGCGCGTTAGAAGCTGTGCACGAGGAGCTGCGTGACGTCGATGCCTTCCATCCGGAACGACCGATTGGGCGTCTGGTTGTGGAAGTTGTCGAGGATGTAGAAGAAGGCGGTGTACTCGTCGTAGTCCTGCACCCACTTCAACACGCTGCCCTCTTCGTCGGCCCACTTGCCTTCGTTCTCGACATAGCGGGTCCACGAACCCTTGTTGACGCCGAAGAGCATCCGGTACGGCGCGTCACCGTCGACCACCAGGGGGAGGTCGCCGTAGGTGATGTTCCGGCCCGTGGGCTTCTTGGCGGCCTTGGTGCCACCGTCCGGCGAGCGGAGATCCGCGCCGGTGTAGCGGCGGTCGGCTTCGAGCAGCGCCAGGTACGCGCGGCGTACGGCGTGTTCGCAGCCGAAGAAGTCGATACCCTTGCCAACCTTGATCGACACGGCGTCGATGGGCTGCTGAATGGCATCGAGGGAGAGCGCGCCCACACCCGTCACCACGTAGGACTGGAGCATCGGGTAGGTCGTGCGCGACAAGGTGTGGTAGGTGCCGACGTACGTCCCGTCGTCGATACCCGCCATGATGCCTTCGGGCTCGATGTTGTAGGAGTTCTGTGCGGCGGCCTGCGCAATGACGATCTTCGCGTTGTCATCGCACGTGATGGCGGTATCGACGGTGATCGAGGTGCCCGCCGCTGCCACGCCCGTGACGGTCGCCGTGCCCTGGACCACGTTCGAGGAGTCGAGGAACGCGACATACATCCCCGACGTAGCGTCGCCGTAGATGTAGCGGTTGCCCATGACCGAGCCGGCGATGTTGCCGGGCGAATCCACTTCGATCGTGGTGTCCGCGGTCTGCGCGCCGTTGACGAGCGCGAGGATGCCCGAGCCGTAGCCCCAGCACACGCGGTTCCGCAGCTTGGACATATCCTCGGTGAGGGATTCCATTTCCGAGGGGATAACCTGCTGCCACGAGCCCTTCTTGCTGCGCGACTGCTCGATAACGTCGCGGCCGAAGCCCACGCGGCCGTACGTCCGGCGCATCGGGACTTCGAAGTTCTCGTAGGACGTCCGGCCGGCCTGCGGCAGGCGGCCACGTTCGGGAATGGAGCCGACCGACCAGTTGCGGCCGATCTTGATCGGAATAACCTTCTTGCGGCCGACCCAGGTGTCATCCGGGGTCTCCGATTCCATGAACTTGAGGATAATGTTCTCTTCCCCGAGCTGGTTCACGATGGCCGGGGCGTAGTCGTCCTTGAGCAGTGGGTCCCACTGCGTCAGGTCCGATCCCGGCATGTAGTAGCGGTCGAGCAGCGTCCCCAGGACGCCGACGACCGAACAAATGCTTCTCATAAGGCGGTCTCCCTGTTCTGAGTCGCCAGACCGTCAGCTACCGAACCTGCTGGCCCCCAACGGACCGCAACCGCTTCCCCACATCCGAGAGGAGTTCGCGCTTGGCGGGTTTCGCTGGGGCCGGCTGGCCGGATTGCCCGGGCTGGCGTTGAAGTTGCTGCACACGCGCGGCGCCTTGCTGCGTGGTTCGCGCCGCCGCCGACGTGGCTCGGGCCGTGGCTCGTGGATCGATGCCGAGTTTGGCGAAGTAGTGGGCGACGATGTCCTTGGCGGCGCGGGTGCCGCCGGTCTTCTCCATCGCAGAGCGCATCTGGTCCTTGAACAACACGCGCAAGCCTTCTTCGCGCTTCTTGTTCGGGTCCGTGATGTGCAGCACCGCGGCGTTCGTCGCCTCGGTCCACTCCCGTTCGATGGCTTGCCGCCTGGTGGTCACGGTCTGCCGTTCGAGTCCCCCCACGCGCCGTTCGATGGCGTCGGGGTCCAGTCGCGCGAGCAACTTCGTGACCTGATGCTTCAGGAAGGCCGTATCTCGCATCGAGGCCGCGAGATTCCGGTTGACCAGGCTGTCCTTCGGATCGAATCCGAGCGCCTCGGCGGAGTCATCAAACGTGAACTCGGCGTCCACAGCTGGACGGCTCGTGTCACGACGGGCGGGGCGACTCTCCGTCGCATCCTCGCCACCATTGACCAACGCGCGCAATCGGGGATTGGTCGCGATCTGCTCGCTGAGCAAGCGATATTGCCGGTGGGTCAGTTTCAGGTCATCCAGAGAGAGTCCTTGGGCGACCATCTCTTGAACCTGCTGATAGACCGGCGTGCGCTTGGCGAGCTTCCGCTTGGCTTTCTTGAGTCCCGCGCGCAGACGCTTGATCTGCTCGTCCGCGGGCAATCCCTCGTAGCGTGCGTCGACGTCGTCATCGTCGTCGTCGTCATCCTCGCCCGCGCCGTCACCGGCCGCCTGCCGCGTATCCGCGTTGGCGCCCTCAGTCGCGTCGAGGTCGGCGTCTGCATTGATCGGCTGCGAGCCGTCACCCCCGCCTTCATCAGGGTTCGCACCGCCGTCGACGTCGAGGTCAAATCGGTCCGCGTCCAAAGACGAGACCACGCCTGTACGTCGTGGGACGGTAAAATCAATCAACATTGCTGCCTCCAAGCGCCCGGGCTATGTCGAGCCGCGTGCGCGGTGTCCGTGAAACGAAACCGTGGAGAGCGCCCACGCTCGACCCTCGGAGCCGGGCCGGCGCGAGGGGCACGATACGAACGCGAACGCCCTCCACGCGTGTCTGCCGCGTCATGGACGTGGCATTCCTTCCGCGCCCTCGGGGGCCGCGGGCTGTATCGCGCCCTGCGCGATCAAGTCGTCAATCGAGGGACCGCTCGGCTGCTGCGCGGCGGCGGCGCCCGCGGGCACCAGCGCGCCTTGCGCCATCGCTTGCTCCAAGGGGTCGCCACCCGCGCCGGCGGGCTGCAGCGCGCCGCTCTGAATGGCGCTTTCGAGCGTCTTGCCGCCGTCGCCCGTGTCCTCTTCCGTGCCGGGCGGCTGCGGGTTCTGCGCAGCAGCGGCGGCGGCGGCCTGCATCGCCAACGTCTGCTGGATTATCTGGACGTGCTGTTTCATCGCCTGGAAGAGCGGCGGGTTCTGCGCGGCCAGGCGCTCGCACTCCTCGGTCTTGAGGAACTGCAGCTTGTGATGCGCGTGCATCGGCAGGTTCATCAGGACGGGGTCTGGCGGCGCGATCTCCATCGGGGAGACCGCGGCCTTCCACCGATCGAGCTCGCGCATGATTTGCTGGCGGTCGGCGTCGAAGGAGGGTTTGAACTCGGTCAGGTCGTAGAGTTCGAGGACCTTCGCGCCCAGCTCGGGGTCCATCGCCATCATCTGGAAGGCGCCAATCTCCAGCGCGGCCTTGAAGTTCATCTTCTGCATCAAGGTCGACTTGGGCCAGGCGCTCGCGAGGTCGATTTGCACGTCCACGCGGCCTTGCAGGTCCGCGCCGGTGAACTGCTGGACTTCCCACGCGCCGTTCTCCCCCATGACGCGGTGCGTGCGCTCGACCCAGAGCGTGTCGCGCGCGATCCAGAGCAGGTAGCGGCACAGCTGCCGCTCGAAGCGCACCAGTTCGAGGTAGGGCTCGGAGAACGCGGACTGCCCCTCTTCCTTCAGAATCTCGATCTCGCCCAGCGTGGGATCGCCTTGGGGCCGCTCGCCCTGGAGCACGGCATTGAGCTTGGAGACTTCATCGAACTTCTGATCGATCTGGTCGATCCACTTGTAGAGCCCCTCGGGCGGGTTGTTGCCCGGCGCGACGATGGGATGCTCGCCAGGGACGACGGACCGGAAGTAGATGTGCTCGCCAGGGACGCCGGTCGGCGGCTTCTCCAACGTGACCGAGAGCGGGATGTACTCCCGCGGCGAGGCGTGGTGCATCAGGATCGACATGAGCAGCGCCTCCAGCAAGTTGCGCTGGTACTGCATCGGCACCATGTCGTCGGCCGGCGGATGCCCGAATGGACTGCCCGGCGTCGCGCGGAAGGTGCGCGTCAGGACGTTCTTGAAGGGCTTGCCGTCCGAATCGACGTAGTCGAGCGGGCCCGCATCGAGCAGGACGTCGTCCGCCATCCACGCGGAGAGCCCCTCGGGGAAGTAGAAGTCCTCGTCCTCGATGGGGTCGTGCAGGAGGTGATAGACGACCGGCCCGTCATCGTTCTTCGCGCCGCCGCCGGTGTCACGGCTGGACCGCGGCGAGGACAACCGTCGCACCGCATCGGCCAGGACGCGCGAGACCGTGCCCGTCGAGCCGTGGGCGGCGCCGCGCGAGCGGAGGGTCCGAATCTTCGAGCCCCACTGCGCGATTGCGTCTTCCCACGAGTAGCGGGAGTGCCCGAGCCACCACGGATTCTCCTCGGCGCGGTGCGTACGGGCGGACGTCGGCAGTGAGAACTCGAAGGACGAGTGGAGGCGCGCCGACATCTTGCCCTTGGGGTAGGCGAGCCCGATGGGGGCTTGCGTGCGGGGGTCGACGGCGGGGCTGAGGGGTCCGCCACAGTGCGGGCACGTGTCGGGGGCCTCCTCCGGCAGGTCCATCGGCAGGAACATGGACTCTTCGGCGTCCATGTTCGCCAGGCACGCGTCGCACTGCTGCGCGAGGATGTCTTGCGAGCCGTGCTTGGGGTCGTTGTCGTAGTAGACCTCCAGCGCGACCTTGTCGGTCAGGACGATCGAGCGATGAATGTCGGGGCGAACGGCGTCCGAGTAGTTGATCTCGTCGAGCAGGACCGGCATCGCGTGGTCCGCGACGTCGGCGGTCGCCAGGTCCTCGTCGTCGTCGGTGGCCGGCGCGAACACCTTCGCGGGGTCCGCGCGATTGAGCTGCGAGACGATGCCGTCGATCTTGTTCGAGTAGAGCGGCGTGACGGGCCGCGGCATCCATTCGGGGAGTCCGCCGCGGGCGGGGTCGTGACCACGGGTCACGAAGCGGCCGGTGCCCTGGTCGAAGATGACGTATTGATTGTCAGGGCCGCCGCGCTCGTAGAGCAGGTTCAGGTGGTCGGCGCGGTCGCGTTCGACCCGCGCGCTGTTGTTCGACGCGTTGTCGATACACCTCCGGAGGAGACGCTCCGCAGCGTCGACGTAATCCGGTTGGCGTTCTTGTGATGTAGGCGCGGCCTCGGCGGCAAAGTCGTCTGCCGTCGGGTCGATCCCGGGTTCTACGCTGTCGTCCAACCCACCGCACTGCCTTGGCCCGGCTCTGTTCGGTGTGTCGTGCTCCGCCCCCGCAACCAGTGAGACTCACGAAACCGGGGTCTCACACCCGGGTCATCAGCAGCGTTTCTTCTTCCCGCCGCTCTTCTTCTTGCTCATCTGCTCCTCCTCCGAGAAACCCGGGTCCATCGGTGGCTACCGTTCGTCTAACCGCGTCAGCCTGCCGCGTGCCGCGCTCGCACGGGGCCTGTCCCTGGCATTGAATCTGTGTGCCTGTCACGCGTGCTCGAAAAGGTCGTAAGTCGATGTCGTGCTGCCGACACACAGAAACTGGATGCGGGGACGGGACTCGAACCCGTGGCCTTTGCGTTATGAGCGCAACGATCTGACCGCTGATCTACCCCGCGAAATTTGCTGGCCCATTTTCTTCGCCCGCCAGCTAGGCGGCGTTGGGGCGAGTGGCTACGCTGGCCGCTATCTCATCCCCCTTCAAAGTAACCGGGACCGCGCTGACCCCGCTCGACCTACCCATCGCTGGCGGTGGCGTGTTGCGCGCGGCCCCTCTATAAATCCCCTACTTCTTACCCTTCTTGCCCTTGGCCTTCGGCTTCGGCTCCTCGACGACGGCCGGCGGCTCGAACGCTACCACTGGCGGCGCCGGCGGCTCGAACGACTCGAAGGCTATCCGCGCCGCGGTGTACACGAGGTCGCACGCGTCGCTTAGCGCCGGGCTCGGCGGCGTGTTCTCGACCAGCACCTTCCATAAACGGTCGGCGGCTTCGAGGATGGCCTTCTTCCGAGAACCGGAGATGTCCTGCATCTGCCTCACCCTTTCAGCTTGGTCGAGTCGAATTCGGTCATGCCTGCGCCCGCCAGGGCGGAGATCATGCCCTCGACCGGAGACCGCTCGGCCATGACGGGCTCGTGCGTCAGTCCAGCCTTCGCGGAGGCCCGGTCGATGTAGAGTTCCGCGCGCTTCTTCCAGTACGCCTCGCGCGCGCGGGCATCCGCGAGCTGCTCCTCGAGGAACGAGACCTTGAGGTCGGCCTCACTCGGGCCGGAACCGTGCGTGAGCAGCGCGAACAGCACGCCCACCAGCACCAGCGCCACGAGCAGGAGAATCGCGGTCGAGAGGTCGACGCCCGTCACAGGCTGTTCTCCATGTGTTCGCTCAGGGTCTCGCTCAGGCCCGGGCAATCCGGAACGGTCGGCAGCGTCCCGAAGCACACGAACCGCACGCGCTGCCAGAACGTCATCGACCAGAGGGCTTCGAGCCGGGCCCGGTCCTCGCACGTCATGTGGGCGATGGTCATCGCGACCTGCTCGAACGTCGGGCGGTCCGACACGGCAATCACGAGCGCGTCACCGAAGCCCTTGACCGCCTTCTCGTTCTGCTCGCACCAGGCCGCGGCGGCGGCAGCGCGGGTCTTGAGCGTGTCGACCTGTCCCGCGAGATGCTTGTCGCACGCGTCAAGGCTATCGAGGTGACTACGCACCTTCGCGGAGAACGCGTTGTGCGCCGTGCGCAGATCCTCGGTCGTCGCAATGGACTCGTTTGTCGCGACGAGGCACTGCTCGACCTTCCCCAGCACGCGCTTCTTGGTGATGGCGGCCTCGTGACCCATCAGGCGGCCCTCCCGAGTTCGAGCACGTCTCGAATCAGCGCATCCATCTCCTTCGACATGGCAACAACGAAGGCGCCGGGCTTATAGGTGATCGGCCGAGCGGCCGTCAACATAATCTCGGTGATGGTCGTCGGCTTGTAGGCGGCGGGAAGGGACGGCGCGACGATCGCAGCGACCGCCGCCGCGCCAGAGAGGAAGAGAAAGGACCGGCGCGTCACCCCAGGACGGGCCTGACACAACGAGGTCTGGGCATGACTCGCCCCGCACCACTCGCACGCGGGGTAGCGGGGGAACAACGTCAACATGGGGACGGAAAGATTGTGGGGCAAGACTGACGCCAACGCAATACTTTGTTGACGTTAGGGTCAGCGCCCCTCGCCAGCTTCCCATCGGTTCATCGCGTCGATGACGTCAGGACCAGGGCCCTGTCCGAGGATCGCGTAGACGCGGATGAACGCGAAGTAGACCACTTTCCGCGGCACCCGATAACAGACCCATCGCGGCAGCTTCCAGTGCCACCAGTGCCGAACGCACGCCGGCCAATACACGCGGACGTGCCACCAGCCGTGGGCGATCTTCCACCGAAGCGTGTCTTCTTCTCGCATGTGCTCCTCCCTCACTGCCGCGCGTAGAGCTGCGGCACCGTCGATCCGCCCTCGCGGGCCTTGTCCTGCGCCAGGTGGTGCGCGCGCGAGACCGGGTCGAGTTCCTGATACAGGTCCTCCGCCTTCGCCCGCGGTGAGAACGGCCGCGCCTCGAAGAACCGACCGACGTCCTCGTAGGCGTGGTTCTCGGATGCGTCGTCCTCCACTTCGGGGTCGTCCTCGTCCCACGGCACGTCCGGCACCGTGCGAATCAGGTCGGGACAGCCTGTCGTACAGGACCAGTACGGCAGGCCGTCCTCTCCCGGCGCGAGTGCGTCCATCCAACGGTTCGGGCGAGAGAGCCGGGCCGGACGCCCCGCCGCCCCTGGCATGAACTGCACATTCGGCATCGCATCCTGATAGACCTCGATGATGCTCTTGGCGAGGCCCATCTCCTGACGCGAGTTCCGCATCGACGGGTCGTAGACGATCCACTGGATGCCTTCCATGAGCGCCGTCTTGCCGTCGCTGAACGTCAGGCGCTCCAGCGCGCGCTTGATGATCTTCGCCTGGTCGACGTCGCGTTTCCGGGGACCGTAGTCCTCGAAGAACGTCCGCACCTTCCCGCCCGGCAGCGCCGCATGGAGATGGAAGGACCAGGGCGCGCCATACCCGTAGTCGACCGAGCCGAAGATGTGTGAACCGACTGGCGGGCGCCACTGTGGCTGCTCCAGCACGTGCCACGAGATGGGCTCACCGAAGAGATCCGCGCGCAGGGCCAAGTGCGGGTAGGCCCGGAGCAGCGCGACGTCCTGCGACGTGACGAAGTGGTGCGCCTTCCACACGCTACCGGCGATCATCGACTCGTTCGCGTCCCAATCGCCTTCCGCGAGCTGCTTCGCCTTGTCGCCGCCGATGCCCATGACGCGCGACTTGAGGTAGTTCGGGTCGGCCGCGACCAGCGCCAGGTTGTCCTTGAACCACGCCGGGATGAACTGCCGCGTGGGAATGTCCTCGGGCGCGCGCCGGTCCTTGAGCGTCGGCCGCGGTCGCCAAATCTCGAAGGGTTGCGGGGGCAACCGGCCGCCGAGCTCCTCGGGTGTCGGCCGCACGAACCATCGCTTGTGCCACCCGTGGCCGACGTTGCCCGGGTTCGACGTGAGCCGAATAACCTTCGGGACGCCTCGACGCGCGGCGCGCACGCGGGTGATGAGGTAGTTGACCTGCGTCTCGGTGAAGTGGCTCGACTCGTCGAAGAAGAGCCCGATGATCTGGAACGACTGATACTTGTAGACGTGGGATTCGCGCTCGCAGTAGCAGAGCCAAATCTCTGAGCCGTTCCAGAACGTGAGCTTGCCCTGCTGGCTGTTGTACTTGGCGAACGGCCGCCCGTTCGGGCCCTTCATGTTCGGGTCGCCCGCCCAGGTCAGGAGCAGCAACCGGCCCATCAGCTCCTGTTCGAGTTCCTTCCGTGTGCGCCGGAAGATGGCGACCTTGCTGCCAGGGAAGCGCAGCGCCAACATGCACGCCTCGACGATGGCGTACTCGCTCTTGCCGCCCCCGACCGCGCCGCCGTAGAACAAGATGTCGGCCGTCGAGATGTGCGCCAGCGCCTGTTTCGGCTGTGGCATACACCGCGAACCGGGGTCGTTCCCGCCGGCCGGCAGCATCCCGGGCTTCGAGCAGGGCGGCTCGTGCGGGCAGTGCCCCTCGGGATGGAGGTAGCCGAAGGTGTATTCGGAGGGGTGCTTGCGCTGTTTCGTCGCGCGGTTCCGATGGCGGCGCCGCAGCTCGGGGAAGTGGAGAATGGGCGTGACGGCCCGTCGGCGCTCCTGGCCGATGGTGTCGAGGACGCTCATCAGTAGTAATCGCAGCGACAGGCGCTGCAGCTAATACGGTCGCTGAATTGCCGCGCGCTGGCCCCGCACCGTGGGCAGATCGCCGTGTCGAAGAGCCGCCCCAACAGCCGCGAGAACGGCAGGCGTGGCACATCGAACGGCACACTTGGCACCTCACGACACAACACGGGCGGTTTCACCGGCGGCCGTGGTGGTTTCGCGCGGGTCCGAGCGGTCACGCGCGCTTTCGCTTGCGCGCGCCGATATCGGCCGAACGCTTCTTGCTGCTCTTGGGTCCAGTGTTGGCGCTGGGAGTACGGACAGGCCGCTAGTGTGGCGCCGTCCGTGCCGCGGTATGTCGGTGGACGGCGCTGCATCTCTTGCTCGCGTAAGAGATGACGGTTGTCCTCGACCGCGCGCGGTCGCGGGACCAGCTCGGGGGCCACGAACGGCACGGGTTCAAGGTCGACCGTCTGCCGCTCGGCCCACGTCACCACCCGATGTCGCTCGAACGCCCGCACGCTTTGTCGCGACTCGAAGAGGCACGGACTCGCCGGCATGGCGGTGGAGCCACGAGGCCATCGAGTCATAGGCGTGTCGTCGCGGAGGGATCTCCACGGTGGTTGAAGAAGTCAACAATAGCCGCCGCGGCGCTCAACCCTTGGTATCGAGTGATGCCGTCCGAGCACCACCACCATCCGTCACGGAAGTAGACGCGCGGCTTCGGCTGGAACACGCGGCGCACCGCCTCGACATCAAGCGGCGCCGTGATCGCGGGGTCGAGCCCCTGAGAGACCGGGCATGAGACATGGTCAGCCGTTGGGGGTTGTCCCTCGTGTATCTGACCAGCCCGGTCTCTCCGAGACTCCTCGTCGTCTGCGAGTAACGCCGCCTCGAATCCCGACTTGGGATAGCGCCGGTCGGCGGTGAGGAGGTACTGGTATTGCTTCAGCCGGCGCGGGACCGCCGGTTCCAAGAACCCTTCCGCGAACGGCCATTGGTAATTGGCGAACGCCCGCTGATTCGCGAGGAAGTCCTTATCGCTTGGGAGCGGGCCGACCGTGAGGTTGCCGAGCGCCTGGTGTATGTCGTCGAACGTGAGTGGGCTGCTCGTCTGGACCTTCGAGGAGAAGATCGGCCGCGTCTGCGCCCACTGCTCTTCGAGCGCCGGCTTCTGGTCAAGCGGACGCGGCAGCAATACCGGCATCGCGACGTCATCGACGCGTAGAGAGAACCAGAACTCGTAATCATGCGTCCAGTAGTGCCCTGTGGTCGCCTTGTCCACCTCGCGCTGTGTGTCGAAGAGCGTCCAATGTCCCCATTCGGTGAGCAGGCTGCCGCCGAGCGCCGGCGGAATGTCGCGCGCGAAGTCGGCCGCGCGCATCTGGCGGAACCACTGGCGGACAGTCATCGCGGGTCCACCGTGATCTCGACGTCGATGAGGTTGGGGTCCTTGAACGGCCGCGGCTTGCCATGCACCGCCGCGAGCGCGTTCGCCATGGTCTGCTCCTCCGTGAGCTGCGGGAACCAGTTGACGATGACCGGCACGACCAGGCGTCTCGTGGGGAGCGACTCGAAGCCGTCAGGGAGAGCAATCGCGATGCGTCGGTCGTTCATGCGCGGCCTCCGATGTAGGGAATCCCGAGGCGCGCGTAGTGCGCATCCTGCGCGGCACGGATGATCTCCACGTCCAGCGCGGAGAGGCGCTCCACCTCGGCGCGTAGTCGACGCACCTCACGATCGCGCTCTGCCAGCTCCCGTGAGGCGTGGTCACAGTAGGGACAGGACTCCTCCTCATCGAACGAGACGGCCGGAGGTGGCGCCTCGCGTGCGTGTCGCCGCTTCCACAGGGCGCGCGACACGTCCGCCACGAGCACGAACGCGAGCAGGGAGAGGCCCACGATAGTCATGCCAGACCCATCATCTCCAGCAACACGCTCGGCCGGTTCAGCTCCTGCACGATGAGCGGCAGGAATTCGCGCTTGAGAAGCCGGTTCAGCATGTAGCTGTTCCCGATCTGGACGCGCCACTTGTGCCCACGTGAGCAGATCCAGTGCTGGTAGTCGTTCTTCCAGCGGTCCGTCGTCTGGTGCGTGGGGATGATTATGGCGCCGCCGCCGGCAGGTCGGGCACCTGAACACGCGGTAGACCGTCTCGCTCACGCCCCCTCCTCGTCGTAGCAGCCGTCCGGTGCGATCTCGCTCGGGTGCTGGAGGTCGCGGCGCATCTCCCCGTAGGACCGCAGCCGCCAGAGCACGAACGCCCAAACGAGGAGGAGCACGACCACCAGCCAAGGGCCGGCGTCAAGCTGTGGCTCCACGATGCGCACGGGCAAGCCGCCTTCGCTGACAACCGTCACGCGCAGCGCGCCATTCCTGTCAATCGAGAGTGGCTGTGCGAACGCGTCAGCACCCCAGGCACTCGACGTGCCGCCTGCGCCGTCCGCTTGCGGCGTCATCGGCTCGTCACCGCTGGCACCGAGACCGCCTGGACGTCGAACGTCATCGGCGGCGGCAAGCGTTTGGCCGCCTGCTCCTGCACCGCGACGGGGATGGGAGGCGCCGGGACAAGGAAGTTCATGGTGAACGTGCCGACCGGCGCGCCAACGGCCTCACCCTGGTCGGCGCCGCCGTCCCGTGCGTCGATGGCTCCGACCGCCTTCAAGAACAGCTCGGCGTGCTTCGGTGACTTCGTGCGGAGCGCCGTCGTGCCGAGCATCCGCACGACGGGCCCAATGAGATGCTCGTTCGAGGCGTTGAATTGGGTGTGCACCCAGCGCGCGAGGCCAGGGTTACGCCGATGGATGCGCCACAGCGACATGCGGGTGATGCCGAGGACCTTGGCGATCGCGGTCTCGGTGGCCGGTTTCCCCTCGTCGAGGAGCTCGGCGTACGCCTGGAGGTAGCGGCGCCACGAGGGTCGCGGGGTCACGCCGTCGTAGGCGTGGCGCTGTATCCCTTCTGCAACCGGCGGCTTACGCGGTTTTGCCGCTCTCCGTGAGCGCGTCGCGGCGGTCTTTGCGGATGCCGTCCGCGATCGCGAGCGCGGCGTCTTCGAGGCCGCAGACGTGGGCGCCGTAGCGCGTGACTTCGTCGTGGAAGAACTCTTCGTCATGGCGTTGCAACCTCAGCATGGGTCTACCTTCAGCATCGAGCTTCGGGACGCCATACTCGTTTTCGCGTGCGACCACGTGTTTCAGTTCGTGGAACATCAGGCGCTCTTGCCGCACGGCATCGAGCGTGGACCAGACGGCCGCGTCAATCAGGACGAGGAAGTCGGGCTCTTCCCAATCGAGCACGGGCGCGCAGACCTGCGCGAACATCCAATCGGACATGCGCTTGAACGGGCCCTGCATCGTGGGGACGCCGACCAGGGCGTTGCATTCGTCGCCGCGGAGGGAGACCAGGGGCTGGGAGAGGACGCACGCGAACAGGGCCTGCCCGAGATGGGCGAAGGCGTCGACCTCCTCGATGAGGCGCACGCAGATGGCCTGCGCGTCCGGCGCGAGCGCGAAGCTATCCTCGAGTTGGCGCACGATGAGGTCGAGTATGGGGGAAACTTGCGCTTCGGTCAATACAAACTGACGGCAGCGTCAGTTATAATAAGCCGATGAAGACGACAGCGATTTGCAAGTTCTGTCAGCGCGAGTTTGAAACCTCAACGCTTTTACTTGAGCGGCGCCCTGGCGGACCGTTCTGTTCGATGGCGTGCGTGATGGCTATTAGCCGAGTCGAGCAACCTTGCGCGCACTGCGGGGTGCTCGTCACGTCCGCTCGTTTCCGGCCTCGACGATACTGCTCACGTGAGTGCTATATCGCGACTCGACAGATCACCGTCGACATCAACTACCTGAAGGCGCGCTTCACTCTTGGGCCGAATGGATGCTGGCTGTGGTCGAACCGCCCGCACCACTACGGACAGATCACGGTCCGTCGCAATGGGGCCATCCAGAGCCAAGAGCTGGCGCACCGCGTTGCCTACCGTCTATTTATTGGTGAAATCCCGGCGGGAATGCTCGTGATGCACACGTGCGACGTGCCGGCCTGTATCAATCCTGAGCACCTGACGCTTGGGACCCCTCGCGACAACTCTATAGATGCCGTCGCGAAGGGTCGCCGCTATCGCAAGACTGCTACCGCCTCCTCCTTCGCAGGTCACGGGTGATGAGGGTGAGCAGCCGAGCGCGGACGCTGACGCCCATGCCGGCGCAGCGCGCGCGGAACTGGAGCCAGAGGTCGCCCGGTATCTTGTCGAGCTTGTAGGCGTCGCCCTGGCCGACGGGCGTGAACGCGCGCGAGTAGCCGCGCTTCTTCTTGAGGGTCACGGGCGCACCGGCCATTCCTCCACGAGATAGCACGCGCTCTCATCGTCATCGGCGCGGCTGAATAGCTCTTGGTTGCCGCCGCTGCCGGGCACAACCGACCACGTGAAGCCTTCCTCGGAGTCGGAGTCGGACTCAGCTTCCGCCTTGGCGCTCTCGCGTGTCTCGTGGAGGCTGATGATGTTGAAGTCCTCAGCGTCCGCCTCTTCCCGTCGGTATTGAAGCGTCCAGACCTTCATGCCGCCACCTCCTTCGCTGGGGCGAGATTCGCCCGGATGAGCGCCGCCGCGACGTGTGGCGGCACAGAGTTTCCCACAAGTCGGGTCTGGGCCTTCTTCGTCAGGGGGCCCGCGTCCCTGAACCGCGTGCCGATGGCCGCCTCGATGCGGTAGTCGGCGGGGAAGCCCTGCGCGCGGAACAGTTCCCGCGGCGTGAGCATCCTCATGCCGATGTCGACGATCGCGTATTCCTCGCCGTCGATGGTCACGGTGACGAGGCCGAAGCGTTCCTTGGTCGTGACCGTGTCGAGCGGGAGCTGCATCGGCTTGCCGTCCTTCTTCGAGCCGTAGAACTTCACGAGGAAGGCGCGGACCTCCGCCAGGTGGTTGCCGGTGGCGGTGACGGTGGGTAGGGGCTCGGTGACGGAGGCGCCCGTCACGCTGGTGCCGTAGAGCTTCACGAGATGGCTGGTCACGAGCGCCTTCGAGTCGCGCGTGGTGACGGTGTCGAGCGGCTTCAACACCTTCTGTCCGGTGGCTTCGTGTCCGGCGTTGTGCTTCGCGAGGAACGCGGCGACCAGGGAATGCTTGATGCCGCCGGCCACGACGGTCCCGAGTGGGGCGTGCAGGTCGAGGGTCCGCGGCGCCTGCCCTTTCCGTTCCCCGTAGGAGGTCTGGATAAGGGTCGGCGCGATGAGCGCGAAGCGGTTCGCGGTGTCGAGCGTGCGGATGGGCTCCTCGACCGAGTGCACGCGCGGCGCGCCGGCGTGGTATTTCACGATGAACGGTTGCGGCGAGTTGATGACGAACCGCTGCAGGCCGCGGGCGATGCGGCGCATGGTGGCGGGGGCGAGGGGACGCAGCGGGGCGTTGACGCCGTGGGCCTTGCCCCACGCTTTCGCCTGCCGCTTGTTCAGGAAGATCGACGGGATGGGGATGGACCAGTCGATGCACTCGGCCGCCGTGCGATACGGTTGCGCGGTCTTGGGGCCGTGGGTCGGGGACGGCCAGACGATGGGGCGGCCGTCGCAGCGCGCGATGACGAACAGGCGCTTGCGCGAGGTGGGTGAGCCGAAGTCACAGGCGCGGAGCTCGCGCCAGTCGACGTCGTAGCCGAGGTTCCTGAGCCGGGAGACCCAGCGTCGGAAGTTCGCGCCGCGCTTGCTGGCGTCCGGCAGGCCGTCCGCGTCGAGCGGGCACCAGTCCTTGAACTCCTCGACGTTCTCGACGAACAGGATGCGGGGGCGGACCTGGGCGGCCCAGCGCACCACGATGCCGGCGAGCCCGCGAATCCGGCGGGCCCGGTTCGGGTCGCGAAACGGCTTGCCACCGCGCGCCTTCGAGTGGAACGTGCAGTCCGGCGAAAACCACGCAAAACCCCAACGTCTACCTGGCCATCGCTGCTCGGGGTGCACGTCGAAGACGTTCTCGCACGCGTGCTCGGTGCCCGGGTGGTTGGTCTCGTGCATCGCCAGCGCCTCGGGGTCGTGGTTGATGGCGACGTCCGGCGACCGCCCGAGGACGGACTCGATGCCGGTGGAGGTCCCTCCCCCACCGGCAAATAGATCCGCGCAATGCTCGTCGTTGAAGAGACGGATGATGGGGGGGCGGTTCATGGGCGACCATCCGATCCGATCCACCCGTTCCCGACGTAGTCGTTGGGGTCCTCGTGCGTGCCGCCATCGCTGTCGTCGTCGGGGTCGATGTTGTTGAACTCGCACCAGATCCGACGCGCCGCGGCCTCCAAGCGTTCGGCGTAGTGCAGGTCCGATTCGAGGCATTTCACGAGCAGTCGCTGCTGATGCACCGTCACCGGGTCGATGGCGTGCCCCTGGAGCTTGCCGACGAAGGATTTCTGGGCGAACTCCAACGCGCCGCGGATGGTGACAACGTCTTGCTCGGCCGCGCGCAGTTGCGCATCGACGCGCTGTTGTCTGTTCTCAGGGAGATTGCGCTCGATAGCCATCACAGCCCCCTTTCGTTGTGTGGATTCGCGGGGAACGACACGTCGCGCACGTAGTCGCCGCCGGTCTGGATGCAGTGGATGAGATGCGGGACGTCCTGCGCCGCCGCGAGGAACCGGCACGCGCCACAGCGCACGAGCAACTGCATCAGGCGGGTCTCGGGGTCATCCGTGAGCGCCTCGATGTCGGTCGAGTAGAGAAACCCGAACCGCGCGCGCGCGGCGTTGATGACGTGTGTGGTCTCCGGCTTCATCACTCCGCCTCCTTCCAGACACGCACGTTGTTGACCGCCACGACGATCGCCCGCGCGATGCGCGCGATGTCCGTCGAGTCGCCCGGGATGGACTCCGCCAGCGTCCCGACGACACCCGAGCCCGCGACCTGCAGCCCGTCACTGGTGGTGAGGTCGGCGCCCCACTCCCCGTTCGCCGTGCCGACGTTCAGCACCAGCGCGTCCACCGGCACCGCGAGGTAGCCGGGATACTCGATGGAGCAGGCCACGCCCAAGGCGTGGACCTGCTCACAGACCAAGGCGAGCGGGGGGAGTGAATACCTCACAGCCCCTCCTCTGCCATGACCGGCGCCGCCGTCCGATACATGCCCTTGATGCGCTCGCGCTGCGCCAGCGCCTTGTCGGTCTCGCTGAGCACCGCCAACCGCACCGCGCACGCCTCGCAGAGTCGCGGGCATCCGTGCGGATACTTCTGCGCGTGTAGCCCTTCAACCGCTACATCGAGCACGCGGTCGGGCTGCGCGGCGACCTCGGTCATCGTCATTCGCTTAGCGGGCTTGGGATTGGGAGCCTTGTCGAGCGCCGCGCGCACGGCGCGGTCAATGAAGGTCACGCATTCTTTGCGTGTCGCCTTGCCGCCGCGACCGAGCGCGGCGCGGATGGTGCGGAGCTGCAACTCCTCGAACGTGAACACGGTTCGTACTTTCATAGTCGTCACCTCTAACTGACGACTATGTCATACGAATCATGTGCTTGTCAAATTCATGTGCTTGCGCTTGAGCAGGATGCCGACGTAAGCGACCGCCTCACCGCTCCGGACCATCTTGTGGGTGACGCGCAACACGGTCCAGCCGCGGACGAGCGCCTCGGCGTCCTTCTTCCGGTCACGCTCGAAGTTCTTGCCCTGGCCGTGGGAGTGGGCCGTCTGGCTGTGCATGTGGAGCCAGGCGCCGCCGTCGATGTCGACCACCAGGCGCTCGGCGCGCCAGACGCGGTCGTAGCGCCACTTGCGGGTCTCGTGAAACAGGAACTCCGGTTCCCCAACCGGAAGCCCCTGCTGTTTACATTGGAGGTCGAGGCCGGCGCCAAAGTCTGGCTTCGGGATGCGCGTCTTGCGCGGGGCTGGGTCCTTCACGCGCGTGCCCACGCCGAGCTGCTGCGCGGCGCGCTCGGTTAGTCGGAGCATTAGCGACGCCGGAAGACCGCGGTGATGGATTCAAGCTGCGCCGTCAGCCACGAGTGTTCGGCTGTGGGCTCCTGCTTCACTGTCTCCAGTTCGGCACGGAGGGCGGCGAGGGCGTCGGCGGCTTCGCAATACATGCACTGGTCAGGCATGGTCAGATAACACTGGCACGCCTTCCTGATTCGCTTCTCTAGCGGAGGGGTGTCGGGCCTGTCCGCTGGGGGTGCAGGCTCACCGCTCTTGAAATTGTCGGATGAGTTTTTGCTCAAGGTCGGCCTTCCCTTCAAGGGCATCCCGCTTTGTCTCAAGCAGAACGATGGGGTTGTCGAATCGCCTATCGTTCAGCCACAATTCCAACATGCGATGAATCGCTGCCGCGTGGTGCAGCTTCAACACGATGCCTCGGTTACTCATGGGTGGGGGACTCCTGACCGCTCACGACGACCATCCATGTTCCCGTAGCAGCGCCTTTTATATGCAACGTGTTCATTACCATGAACCACTCTGGTAGGGTCATCTACTGGCACTCCGGTGCTTGGCGCTCGGGCTCGGCGGCCTTTTCTCGCATGGCTGGCGTTACGCCATTCTCGTCACAATCACAACCATACGGGCGAGGGTCCGTGAACACACGCCCATCATGCGGACAGCCATAGCCATGTCTCGTGGGCCTCTCGGGCTCGGCGCCCGCTTGAGCAGAACAGACGGATGGCTTGTAATAGCACTGGTGATGATTGCCCGTCACGCAGTTGACGCAATCGCAACGACACGCAGGATGCTTGTCCGTGGGCCGCTTGGGCTCGGCGCCATTTTCCATACACGTCAGGCACACCAGTTCGTGGTCGCCCTGTGGATGATCCACACACCGACGACCGTCACGCTCTGGAATGTAGTGTTCGTCCTCGGGCTCGGCGGTGAGCCGTGCTTGCAGTTCTTCAGCCCGCGCCTTCCAGTAATCAATCGTCATCTCCCGCTCTAGGTGCTCTGGCTCGGCGCCTTTACGCTGCTGGCAGTTCACGCACCACGTCTCGCGTGCGCCTTCGTCCGCTGAGCACTCAACATACTTTCGCAGACAGGGCCTCTCGGGCTCGGCGGTGAGCAGGGACTCCAGCGTGATCGCGCACCGAGCCGCAAGCTGTGTCCAGTACGCCGAATAAGTAGCAGCCCGCTCGATGCAGTTCGGATGCTGACAGGGCATCTCATTGCCGACACCGCACGAGCCCGGCTGCGTCCACGACCGCGCGTGATAGGCCGCCTCGTCCATTTCTCGCACCTTGTCGGCCACGAGCGCCGCACGATCCATGTCAGCCACCTTTCACGCCTCCTGCACGGGTGGCGCGTCCTCGGCGGCCTGGCGCTCCGCAATCAACCGCTCGCGCTCCTGGGCGATAAGTGGCGAGGGTTCGTCGTCAACCTCCGCGTCGAGGTCGATGATGTCGCCTGCCGCGATCGCTTGGAGGCGCTCAAGGTTCACAGGAATAGGGTCGCAGTGTTCGCAGATCAGCCCCTTGCGGTGCGCCTTCCGCGGGTTGTCGTCGTGCACCTCCAGCTCGAAGCCCGTCGCGAGTGACATCAGGACTTCCGACTCCTGCATCAGGAAGACCTTCGCCGGGCCCATTGGGGTCTCGCAGGCCGTCAGCAGCCCGGCGTACTTGCCGAACCACACGACGTCGCCCACCGTGGACACGACCGGGATCGGCCGGCCGGACTCCGGCGCCGTGCCGCCAGGGCCCAGCGCGATCACGACGCCACACTCGGGCAGCTCGCGATTCTCCTCGGTGTCGACGATGAACCCGTGGCGCGCCTGCACGAACGGCAGGACCATAATGCGCGCGCCGCGGGGGGTGGATTCGATCTTTAGGGTGGCAATCAAGTCAGCAATCTGCATCGGTCGGTCTCCGTGTGAGGGTGAAAACAGGAAGCTCTTCAGTCTTTCTCCGCCGCAATCGCGGCGGCCTTACCGTCAAACGCGGGCTCAGGTGGCTCCGTGAACTGCAGGAGACCCTTCGGATAGGTCGGCTGCGTGGACAGGTCGAGCACCTCGCCCGTGTCCGGCGGCGCGCCCTGGTGCTGCTTCCCGCAGGAGCCGCAGTAGTCCTTGAACCACGTGGCCGTCTGCACGCGGAACACGCGCGCGCCTTTCAGCCAGGTATGGGTCACGTCGTAGCTACACCGGCCGCCGATCTCCGCCGAGTGCCACGCTTTCATCGGCCACCCCTGAGTCTGGCGATGGTGGCGCGCAGCTCGGCTTGGCCGGGGCTCTCTCCCAGCCCGACCGGGTCTTGACCCACGCCCCTGTCTGTTGACTCGCGCGCCACGCGCGGATCTGCGCCTCGGTCGCAGACGGCTGGTCCTCGCTCGGCATCGCTTTGAGCATCGTGTGGAGTGCGAATCGCTGAAACGCCGCCTGCGCCTCGGCCGGCGTCAATGGCGGAGGGCTCTGAGGTTCTGGACTCGGCACGTGGAGTGGCGGCGGCGCCTGACGCGGCCCCCACCGCTTTGACATCGCCCGCTCGACCGCTGCCATCGCCCGGTTGATCGCGCTCGGCTCCTCGGGGTAGGTGAAACCCAATCGGAGCAGCCGCGTCTTGATGCGTTCCGACCACTCCGAGTTCTCGATCGAGGGCTCGGCTTCGATCTGCCCCTTGGCGATCGCACAGAGCTGCGGCCATCCCACCGGCTTCCGGTCGAGCTTCGTCGTCATTGGGTTTTCCACAGGTCGGTGAGGTCCGCTGCGCAACGCGCGGCGGTAGGTTTTGATCTTGATCTTCTGGTCCCTGATCCCTGATCCCTGTACCTGTTGATCTGTTATCTGGCTTAGGAGGCCCTTCTAAGCCCCTTGTAAGGGCTAGGGCTTGTAGGGGTGTCGCTGGGATACCACAAGTCCGCCGCCCCTTGAGGCGCAGCTCTTTCGCGTAGCGATCGAAGAACGGTTCAAGGAACGGGTTCGCGGCGAGCTTGTCGTAGAGTCGTTGCACACCGACGACGCGGTTATCATCAGCATCGAGCGGAGACCGCTTGGGGAGGTTAAGGCGGAACTTTGCCATCTCCTTCACCCAGACGTGCTCTGTCCGGACGTCGTAGTCGGCAAATCCTGCGACCGCCAGTACTGCGAAGGCCCTTTCAAGCCCCTTCTGTGTGAAGGCGGTCTCATGCTTGATGTCACGGATCGGCATCGAGAAGAGCCCGATCATGGTCGCGTGGCGACACGTCATCAGGTAGAGCGCCGCCAGTTGCGCGCCTTGCCCCCCCTGCGCCTGGATGGCTCGTCCGGTGTCGCCGGTCCAGAACTCCGGCCATACGATTCCGTAGTAGCTGCTCAATCGCTCACCTTGGTCGGCCTGAAGAGTGCGCCGATGCGATGTCCGTCGCTGTAGTACTGGTTTACCCGGTCGTCAGGGTCGTACCGATAGCTCTTGCTCTGCCCGCCGCGGCCTTCACGGAGGCCCTTGTGGAACGCGAAGTATTCGGGGCTCGTAATACTGAGCCGCTCGATGACCGGCGCCGGCGGGTCAAAGAGCGGTAGCGCCATCGGTCTCTGTATTCACGAGCGGCCAGCAGAACGCGCAGTAGTCCTTGTCGTCGCCCGGCTTCCGCGACGCGCGGGGCCATGCGCAAGCGCGGCAGATGGGACGTGAGCATGTCGAGTCCCCTCCCGGTACGCTCGACCGACGGTAGAGGATGCCCTTTGGTAGCGGTCCATCGCAAAGCAACGTACTTGGGCGTCCGCAGTCGACGCACAGTGGCTGTTTACGAGAGCCACGCGAGCAGATGATCGTGTTGCCGTACACCTCGCAGGGCATCAGACGCGCTCCGGCCATCGGTTGGCGCGGTTGTTAGGATGCGTGGGGCCGAGAGCGAGATGCCTCAAGCGACCATCGCCGTGGACATGGCACCGACGACACAGCGCCTCGCAACGGGAGATCTCATTGAAAATCTTCGCTGGACTGTAGCCCTTGCCCGCCATCGTCGAGACCCTGCGCGACGGCTTGGCGATATGCTCATCGCTGTGCCACTCAATGGGCTTGTTACCACATTGGACGCATCGCGTCTTTGCGCGGAGTTCCGCGACAAATGCGCGTGCGACACGAATACGCTCCTGCGCTTCAGCGTGGTGTGCCGCGTGCCATCGCTGCATCTTGGTCAACATCCTCCATCCTCCACACGACGAGGCCAGTGCCAACTTCCGGGCTTCGGCTCGGCGCTGTAGGGCACGTGCTGGTTAAAGAAGCAGCCAGTGGGGTTCGCGATGAAGAGCCCCACGCGCGGCGCGCCAGGGTCCTCCATTGGGCCATCGACTTCACCTGGGTTGCCTGGGTTCGGCTTGTCGACTTCGGTGATGGTCGCGGCGCGGCAGACGCCGGCCGGGAACTCTCCCCCTGGCGTGCCGTACGCGACGTAGTGCACTACTCGGCCCACACTCGGCTTCTGATCGTTCACGCTTTCCTCTTTTTGAATTGTTCGCGCTCGGGACACGTGGCCCAATGGTTCTCCGAGAGGTCGAGCACCTCAATGAGCCGCATGTCAATGGTCTGGTGCGTGCGCAACGCGACCGGGTCGCCGTTGAAGCACATCTTCTTACTGGTCTTCACGATTTCGGCCCACGTGATTCGGGCGTCGCAGCCGCGGCAGCGGGCTCGGCCTTTGGTGTCGGCGTAGACTTCGATTTCTTTCGTGGTGCTGGTGGGCATGGCTCCTCAACCTGCTCGTAGGGTTCCTCGATCGTGTCCTCGTGGTTGAACTCGTCCCCGAACAGCGCGAGCCCGTTCACGCGCTTCTCGGTCAGGGTGATCCGGCAGAACCACGAGTGGTGCTCGTGGAGCGTTCGGATCACAGCTTGGACCGGGGCGTCGCCGTAGGGCTTGCTCCCGTCCGGTTGCGTCGCGCGGATGACGGCCGTCGCGATCTTCTCTGCGAGTTCCAAGGTCGTCACCAGCGCGTCCTTAACCGTGGCGCCGTCGCGCTGTCGATCTCATCGTCTCCATTGAATAACCGAACACTCCCCTGCCGCATTTCCTGCTTGATGAAGGCGAACACGCCGCGCGCGCGTGTTTCGTCTCCACTGACAACGGTGCGCCAGTGGCCGCCAACGCGACCGCTATGCCGTCGCACGTACCACTGGCGCACGTCATCAGGCATTTCCCTTACTCCGCCGTCTGCGCCTTCGGCGCCGGTCCAGCCAGGACGACCGTCGGTGACACTTGCGCGGTCACGGCCGCCGTGAGGTCCCCGAATGCCTGCTCGATGGCTTCGTCGACGCCGAACAGGTCGAACCACAGCGCCAGGCGCCCGCCGCTGATGCGATAGCGCAGCTTGCCGACGACCTGATAGCGGTCTGCCAGTGATTCGTAGGGCTTCAGCATCAGCTGCACCTCGGTCGGCAGCGCCACCTTGCCATCCACGGAGGTCGACGTGGCCTGCACGTCCTTGACGTAGGCGAAGTTCACCGAGCCGTCATTGGCACGGATCGCGGAGTTGAACTTACCCGACACGGTCGCTTCGAGGTTGCGCGCCATCTCCACGAGCTTCGCGCCGGCCGGCGCCGCAATCTGCGGGATGTGGTCCTCGAGGAATTGTGCGAACGCCTCTTGGCTCATGGCCTTCTCGACGCCATCCTGCGCGAGCCACTCGTTCCATTCGTCCGTGTGCTGGAGTTGCAGGAACGCGCGGTTCCGCAGCCATTGGGGCCCAATCGCGAGGCCCTGCCCGCTCACCGGGTCGTGATAGTCGATGACCGCGGTGAACCGGCCGTTACGCTCATCCGCGAACACGAGCGTCGAAGGCCCTTTGAAGCGGTTCACGTAGGCGCCGAAGCCCACGACGTCGTAGAGCTCCACCTCGGCCCGGACAGAGACCGGCTGGAGCAGCCAGCCCTCCAGTGACGCGGGCGTGCCGTCGGCGGTGACGCGGAAGGGCCGGGCGTCCTTCTCGACCGTCCGGATCTCCGTCACCATATGCGCGTGCGCCTCGGCGTTCTCGATGCCGAGGAGGGCCGCCGCCCCCGCGTCGCTGACCGCGGCGCGCAGCGCGTCTTTCGCTTTCTCATTCATGGCTCGCAGCTACTTTCTCCGCCGTGGGCGGCATCGGGGCGACCTTCGCGGTCTCTCGGAAGTTCTTCAGTTCGGGCTGGCGCGGGTCGCGACGCGATAGCTCGTTGTCCTCGGTGGCGTAGAGAATGGTCGACTCGCGGTCGCGTGCCGGCGGCGAGACCTTGATGTCGTCCGTGATGCTGAGCATGTGGTTGGCGCCCTGCTTCAGCGGGTTCACCGCGAGGGTGATCGTCAGCTTGCCGCCCTTGCCAGTGGCGCGCACGTCGGCCACGAGCTGCTTCAGTTGCTCGTCGATTTCAGGGATGACCACGCCGTCGCGCAGGTCTTTCATCGTGTTCAGGAACATGGAATTCTCTCTCCTCGGTTATTTGACACGTAGGACGCCGATCCGCTTCTCGACGCCGACGACCACGCCGCGGCGCACGAAGGTGACGGGGTGATTCGCAGAGCCGATCCACGTGCGCCCGTGGCGCTCGACCGCGTCTTTGCTTCGCTGGTGAATGTGCTGGCACGCCTGTAGCAGGTCGTCGGTACTGGTGCGCTCCCCGGTCTTATCCCCGCCCATGCCCTTGGGGACGCGGTGCATCATTTCGAGCGGTCCCTCGCACTTGTGCCCTTCGGTGTCGTGGTCCGCCTTCGGCCACCGGCATCCGCGGCCGGGCAGCGCGTCGTTGTCGCGCGTGCGGGCGATCTGCTTCTTCAGCTTCTCGTCCCGCTCGATCCCGCGCCGGTTCTCCTTGAACGCCTCACGCTGGGTCACAGCCTTCGGCGTTTTGGGCAGCGCGAGCGCGTTGTAGTCGATGGGCATGGGCCTAGTGCCGCGTCTCGACGCTATCCATATCGGCGTCGTCGCAGAGTAGGGCCTCAATCGCCCGGCCTAAGCCCGCGAGTTCAATGGTCAGCCTCTCCAACGCTTGATAGGCCACCGCTGGGAGTTGCTCGTGCTTCCCAAGCACCTCGACGGCGTGCGAGAAGAGCAGCGACGCCACGTAGAGCTGTACGAGATGCGGCTCGTTGTTGATCGCGAGCTTGGCGTCCGCGGTGATCTCGATGAGGTCCTGCACCTTCATGCTGCCTCCGTGCGCCCGTAGGGCGCCATCTCCACCGTCACCTGTCCGCCGGCAAACCGCACCTGGGCATCGGCCATCTCCGCCCACTCAGGGGTATGGATGATCGCGATGATGTGGTGAAAGCCGCCGAGTGCCTGCAGCCGCCGCAACATGGCGATGTAGCGCGGCCCGTTCTCTTGGTCGAGCGCGCCCGTGCACTCGTCCCGCCAGAGCGTGCGTAGGGGGGTCTGGCTGCGCTGCGTGAGAAACAGCGCGATCGCGGACCGGAGCACTTCATCGACGATGACCTGCTCGCCGCCAGACAGGTCGCTGAGGTCCCGCTGCGCGCCGCCGCGCTCGGCATCGAACAGGAGCACGTCCAGCGCGTCCTTGAAGGCGTCCCCATCCTTCCCCTTCGAGGTGCGGGCGACCTGCGTCACCAGATCCAGCGTGAACCGGCCGCCGTAGCACGCCTGCATGAGGTCGTTCGCCAGGGCGGAGATGGTGGGCCCGGCGGCGTCGATTTCGAGGACGGGCAGTCCGTCACGACCGAGCGCCTTGGCGAGTAGGGTCCACTCGCCCACGTCCCGCCGGTGTGCGGTGAGCTGTTCGTCCACGCGCGCGACCTCCTCCCGTCTCGCGCGTTCCTCCTCGATCCGCCGGGCCAACTCCTGCCGTTCCGCCTCAACGCGTGCGAGCGCCGAGACGCATCGGTCCCACTCCTGCCGCTTAAGGCTCAAGAGCGTCGTCTGCTCTGCCGCGGTCGCACTGGCGTCCTCGGTGAGGATGACCGTCACCGCCACGTCTGCCTGTTCCCGCCCGAGCGTCCAGAGCGTCTCGTGCAGCCGCGCCAACTGCGCGGTGAGCGCCGTCCGCCGCTCCTCCGCCCTAGCCTTCAGCCGCGCGACGTCCGTGGTGTGCTCCTGCTCCCGCGCCAGCCGCCGCGCTGCCAAATCCTCGAGCCGTCGCCCTTCCCTGGCGCCGGCCTCCTCGTGGGCACGGGCGTGCGTGACGACCGCGTCCGCTTTCCGCTGCGTCAGGCTGGCGATGCGCTCTTCGGCCTGGGCGAGTGCGGGGAGCTTGCCCGCCTCGACCTTGAGGGTCTGGTGGGAGTCCTCCAATTCCCTGATGCCCTCCTGTATCGCCGCGATCGTGTCGTTGGTGTTCGCGATGTCGATGCGCAGCGCGGTGAGGGTTGCGCTGATTTCATCCTTCGGCGCGATGAGGTCCTGCAGGGCGGGAATGCGGACCTTGGCGCCGGCGGCCTGCAAGAGGAACGCACAGCCCATATAGGGGCCCTCGCCCTTGCACGGCACGTCGTTGAGATACACCAAATCCGACTCGGCCTTAGCAAGCCCGCGCTCGGCGTCTTCGATGTCGCGCAGCGCCTGGAGGTGGGCCCGCTCGGTGTTGAGATGCGCGGAGACCTCGGCGCCGAGCTTACCCAGCTCCTTCCGGAAGGTGGCAATCGCGGTGTCCGTCTCCTCCACTGCGCGCGCGGCGGCGCGAATCCCCTCGGCGTCAGCGAGATAGCTCCGGTTGTTCTCGATCCGTTCATCGGCCGCACGGTCCGTTGACGCCTTCACAAGGTCGGCGTCGCGGCGTTCCTTCTCGTAGACCGACGTGTCCCGGGCTTCCGCGTCGAGCGCCGAGAGCCGGGCCGTCAGGTCTGTCTGCGCGACGTCCAGATCCCGCATCAGCGAGAGGTCGACGTCCTGCAGGTCGGCCGCCGCGCGCGTCTCCTCGGCCGTCCTGGCGGCGATCTCCACCACGATCAGTCCAGCCCTGGCCGTGGCGACGGCGTGCCGTGCGGACGCCTCCGCCACGAGCGTGAGCCGCTGCTCGACCCCCCTGATGTCATGCCCAAGGAGCCGCTTGTCGGCTTCGAGCTGACCGCCCTCCGCCTGCAGCCGCTGGGCGCGCTGCTCAAGGTCCGTCTCGACCGTCTCGCCGCCTCGGCTCAAGACGTCGCGGCGGGCGGTCAGTTTCTCGATCTCGACCTGCACGACGCCAGCCGCCAGCTTCGCCTTGGCGCTGAGCGCCGCGAGATGGTTCAGCCCGAGCAGGGACGAGAGCAGTTCGGCCTTCCCCTTGCGGTCCAGCTTTGAGAACGCGCCATTGCGGTTCTGCGCGGCAAAGACCGACGCGAGGAGGATGGCTTGCGGCGGGAGCAGCTCCGCGATCGCCGCGTCGAACGTCTTGAGCTTGCCGTCGTTCAGGAACACCGTGGAGCCGTCCGGCAGGACGCGCGTGAGCACGGCCTCGGAGACGCGGTGCGGGCCGTCGAGGTTCACGCGGGCGGTGTAGACGCCCTGGCCTTCGAGTTCAAATTGGTGTTCGATGAACCCGTCCGCGCGCGAGACGTAGTCCACGAGCGGCTTCTCCCGGCTCGGGAGCTGCCGGAACCACGACGCGACGCCCGTTTCGAGCATCGTGGTCTTGCCTTCCCCGTTGCCGCCCACGAAGGCGATGAGCCCGGGCGGCAGGTCGCGCAGGTCGAGGCTCACGCGGTCGTTAAACCGCAGGAGCCCTTGAATGGTGAGCCGTTCGCTCTTCACAACTTCTCCTTATTTGCGGTGAACGACCCTAACGCGTCCGCGAGCGCGGCACGCGCGGCGGTCGTGAGTGAGAGACCCAACATCGCTCGCACGTCCTCGGGTTCAAGGAACACCTTCACCCGTTTTCGCTGACCAAACCCTTGCGTGAGGCTGACGAGTCGATATTCCTTCCCATCGCGATACTCGCGATCGGCGAACTCAAACCCGAGCCGCTTTAGCTCAAGGAGCCGCGCGCCGTAACGAATCCCACCGACGCGCGCCAACTCCGCGAACGTGTGCCATTGCAAGTCGGACAGCAGATCGAACACGCGAGAGCGTTGGGTCTCGTGCGCCTGCGCGTGGTCGACCGCAGGACGGTCGAACCCGAGCCGCGCCTGAGCGCCGCGCCTCACGACGCCACCGCAGTCTGAACTGTCCTGCCCGAGCCGGCAGGGAGGTCGGCGGCTGTCGGTGACGACAGGGATACCGTTCGCTGCGACTCGGGCAAGTTCTGTTGAACCTCGGTGAGGAAGGCCGCGCCGTCCGGCTGCTGCAGCGCCGCCAGCTTGGCGTCGAGCCCTGGCGACCAGTCGAGCCCGGCGGACCGGACGAACGCCTGCACCTTCTGGTCTAACGTCACGGCCGCCGCGACCTCCGGCGCCCGCACGCTCCGTGTGCGCAGAGCGATGGGTTCCACGTCGAGCCGTGCGGCGCCGACGAATGGGGCTCGCACAAGGCTTTCATCGAGCGCGGCTTTCTCCGCGGCGAGGAAGTGGTAGCGCACACGCACCTCAGATCCAGCGAAGAACCCAGGCCCAGCCTGATGCGCCTCGTCGCCGTCGTCGCACGTCCAATCGAAGCCATCTGGCGTCAACCGGCCGTCGATGTGGTACAGCTTCGGTGTGTCAAGTGGATGCGACGTCATCGCCCAGCGCGTGCCATCCCACGACACGACGCAATATCGCTTCTCCTCAATTTCTGACCAGTCCGACGCCGCGATCGAGCCGGTGTACCACGCGCCGTAGAGCTCCTGCGGAGCATGGATGTGGCCGAACAGCTTCGGGATATCTCCGAAGCGTTCCAACATCGTGGCCGTGAAGGCGATGTCCCCATCAAGCCCCATCGGTTGGCCCGCGCTCGTTCGTGCGCCAGCGAGCGTGCCGTGGCCGGCCAAGAGCACGAGCGCGCCTTGTGTTCGCGCCTCCGCCATCTCATGGGCCATCGACATGCAGATGGCGTCGAGCGCCACGGCTGCAGCCGTGCCGATGTCCTGATGCGGTACACCAGCGGCGACGAGCGCCGACCGATGCGGGTAAGGGATGAGGCCCCATGCGGCTGCTTCGCCTGTCGCCAGCGTGAACCGGAACACTTCTGGCCGCACCGCGACATAGATGGGGTGTCGAGACTTCAGCTTCGCCATCAAGGGAAGGTCGCCAGGTGCGCAGTGATTCCCGTGCGCCACCAGAACGGGAGCGACCTCACCCATCGCTTGGAACCGCTGCGCGACTTCGGCGCGGTCGTCCGGCGTCGAGCGCGCATCGAACACGTCACCCACGTGCAGCCATGCGCCAAGGTTCGCCAGTAATCGCCCTTCGTGGATGATCTGGTCCCACGACCTCAACCGCGCTTGGTTTCGAGAGCTGTTCGAGCGGATGTGCGAGTCTCCGAACGCCACAATGCTCGTCACGCGACACCTCCCCAGCTCTTGCCGGTCCGCACGTCATTCACAGTGGCAACGGATACACCGAACCTGCGCGCGAGTTCCTTGAGCACTGGTGAGCCGCGACGTCCACGCGAGGCCGCACGGATCTCACGCACCTGTTCTACCGTCAGCTTCACGCTGCCGTGCGTAGTGCCGCGGGCCTGCCGCGCCTTCAATACCTTGTCTTTGATGTTGTCGCCCTGCTTGCCAAGGAAGAGATGGTCAGGACGCACGCACCGCGGTTTGTCGCACCGATGCAAAACAGACATTCCCGCTGGAATCTCACCGTACTCAAGACGCCACGAAATACGATGGGCGCCTGAGTAGCGTCCCTCCTCGTCTCGAATCTGGCCGTAGCCCCATGTGTTGACTGAGGCAGACCATAACCAGCACCCGTCTGCGGACTTCTTTACAGAGCGCCAGAATCTAACCGGAAGCGGACCTTTGCGCTGAGCGCCTCGCAGGGTCATTACCACGTCCCCCGCGGATTGCCGCCGTACTGCCGTTCGCGACCGCACTCCACGCACGTCGCGGTGCGGTGGTCCTCCACCGTATGTGGCGTGTGGCGCAGCTGGCGCTGTAGGTCCAACATGCGCGTAACGCCGTCGAAGGGACGGCTGGTGGTGTAGATCGCCTTGGTCTTGGAGAAGTCCCGCGCGAGCGTGTCGACTTCGCCAATCATGGGGTTACACGGGCCTTCGCAGATGATCAGGACGGTCTGCGGCATGGCGGCTACAGAGCCTCCGCCACGCGCGTCAGGACGCGATCTTCGCCACGCACTTCGATGGTGAGCACGACGCGCCGTTTCCCGGTGGCCGCCGCCTTCGCCGCGTTCGCGAGGTCAATCGACTGAATCCAGACCGGCGCCTCGTCGCCTTCGATCCGGCAGTAGATGGCGTCGCCTGACTTATAGACGCCCTCGACCAGAAAGGTCGGCTCGTCGATGGGCTTCGCCGCCGCCGGCGTGGCCGTGATCTCGTAGGGCGCGTCCTGCTCGTCCTCGTCGGGCAGCACCTCGGTCGTCGCCTGCCGCAGGTCGGGCGGGAGCTGGTGTTGCGCGAGCGTGCTCGGGTCCACCGGCACGACCTGCGGGAAGAGCAGCCGCTCGGCGCCCATGCGCATTTGCGTGACGAGCGCCGCGACGACCGGGTTGGTCATGTCCGGCTCCCACTGGAGCTTGAGGACGATGAACGGCCGTTCCGCCAGTTCCCGTTGGGTGTACTTCTGGCGGAGGCCATACATGCGGTAGAGGCGATTGATCGCCTTCGACTCACAGATGGCTTCGCCGTGGCGGCGCGTCTGGTCGATCTGGTTCGCTTGGAACCCCTTCAGCTCGTTCGAGCCGTCGCGCAGGTCGAGGGTCTTGTTCGCCTGCCGCGCGATGGTGTTGCCGTCGAAGCCGGTCCATCGGCCCGTGACGCGGTAGGAGTAGAGATGCGGCACGGTTCCGCTGTCGACGCGGACACTTTCGGTGATGCTGATGCCGGCGCACTGCGCCACCTTCTCCAGTCCCACCTTCGAGAGCGCCACTTCCCCGCTCTTGCAGAACAAGGGATTGGCGAACACTTCGCCGGCGCCTGGGTCAGGGTTGATGGCGATGCGGTTCACGACGATGCGATGGTCGCGGGGGATGGAGTTGAGCGTGACCACCGGCGTCAGGACGTTGAAGCCCTGGCGTTGCCACTCGGCAATCTTGGTGTTGAATCCGCCGGCGTCGACGATCTCGCCTTCGATGACGGTCTGTCGCGCAAGCGCCTGCGTCTGCGTCGGTTGTTCCATTTGACGGTTCCCTGTGGGTTTTGTTATCGTGGGGGCTGACACGGTTCACCTCTCCTTCGCTGAATGGGGCCGGGCGGCTGCAATCGCCCGGCCCTTTGCATGTACTACCGCACGGACGACCGCTCTATCTCGTGCAGCTTCCGCTTGAAACTCCTCGAGGTCACGTCCACCGAGTCGCGCGACACGAACGGTTTCTGCCAGCGCCACGCGAAGCGTCCGACGAGGAACAGCACCAGCAGCGCGAGCGCCCACCGCAGCTCGGTCGCCACGGTTACGCGAGCCCCCACGGCAGACCGGCGCTCAAGATGATCAGCGCGGCGATAACGATCGCCAGGACGAGGGTCATGCCAGCATCCTGCCGGTTCACCGCCACACCGCCAGCACGGCCGCGCTGACGAGGACCACCACGACGATGAACGAGCCGATCGCGAACGCCGCCACGGACTTCAAGCGCCGTTCGTCCTCGTTCGCGAGTGCGTAGTCGTGCTCTGTGAGTGCCATCTGTCACATCACCTTTCCGGTTATGGGCTCCGACGGCGGAGGCGAGAGCACCCGCCGCGAGATCAGCAGACTGCCGTCCGCGCACCGTTCGACGTGCATCTCGCTCTTCTGCGCGCGCACCTTCATCACCGCTTCCGCGCTGATGGGGAACCGCGGCGAGCGCGCGAACATCATCAGCACCGACATCGCCTCGCTATAGGTCTTGTTCAGCGCCACGACGGCCTCGAACTCGGTGGCGAGCGCCATCAAGTGCTCGCGCTGCGGCAGGAGACGGCTCGTCCCGCTCGCGATCTGGACGGCTTCCTGCAGATAGGGGCGCGTGGGTTCGTTCGACATTTACGCAATCGCCTCCAACGCGTCGGCTGCGGCCTTGATCAGGGTGGTCAACACTTCCCGGGTGTCCTCGTCCCGCACGCGCATGTTCAACATGCGCGCCCACCGGCGGCAGGTCTCGCGCTGGACCGCCTTCGGCAGGTTGAGGAGCAGATCGATCCGCGGGGCGGGCTTGAGG